GGGCAATTCCGTGCCTCCCCTGATGATGCGCACGATCGCCGAAGTCATCCGCGACCGGATACTTTCAGGGTAGGCGTCAGACATGCCGCGTCAGTGGGTGAGCACAGCCATCACGCGCAAGCGCGATACCGATGCCTTCAACCTCCGCCTGGCGGGTGCGACGTTTGCGGATATCGGCCGGCAGCTCGGCATTGCGGAGACGAACGCCCGCAAGGCGTATATGCGGCAGCTGGAGCGGCTCGCGCCCATCGCGGACCGCGAGGAGCAGCGGCGGCTCGAGGCGCAGCGCCTGGACCGCCTGCAGCTGCCGCATTGGCAGAAGGCGATTAACGGCGACGCAGAGGCGACCCAGACGGTCCTGAACATCATGGCCCGGCGGGCGCGGCTGCTGGGTCTCGACGCCCAGGTTTCGGAGGACCTGAACGCGATCCTGAAGGCGATCCACGAATTGCGGCAGCTGCCGCAAGACGATCTCTTGACCATTCTCGGCTATGTCGATCAGCCCGCATTGCCCGAACCCGATAGCATCGAAGGCACGTTTACTGCCGACGGTTCTGCGGTGGAGTAAGGCGCCCCGCGGCGTGGAGGTGCTGCGCGCCGCCGCCGAGCTGGCGCCGGACCTGCGCGCCCTCCTGCCGACGGGTAGCCTGTATTCGCTGCCCTACTCTCCGCGCGGCGCCGCCGCCGAGGTGCAGCGGGCCACCGACGCTGAGCTCCTGATCTCCGGCCCCGCCGGCACGGGGAAAAGCCGGGCGTGCCTGCAGCGAGTGCACGCCGACCTGCTGCGCTATCCGGCCTCACGGGCGCTGATGGTGCGCAAGACGAGAGTAGCGCTGACGGAGGCGGCCCTGATGACCTTTGAGGACAAGGTCCTGCCCCCGAACTCGCGCCTCGCGATGGGCGCCTCGAGGCCGGCGCGGCAGGGATATCGCTACCCGAACGGCTCGGTGATGGTGATCGGCGGGCTGGACCACGCGCAGAAGGTGATGAGCACCGAGTATGACGCGATTTACGTGCAAGAGGCGACCGAGCTCGAGGAGAACGATTGGGAATACCTGACGACGCGCCTCCGGAACGGCCGGATGCCGCACCAGCAGCTGATCGCGGACTGCAACCCGGACCGGCCCACCCACTGGCTCAAAGCGCGCTGCGACGCCGGCCGCACCCGCCTCGTCGAGAGCCGGCACGAGGACAACCCGCTCCTCTGGTCCGATGCGCAGGGCGACTGGACGCGCGACGGCGCGCTCTACATCGCGCGCCTCGACGCCCTGACCGGCGCCCGCCGGGAGCGGCTGCGCTTCGGGCGCTGGGCGGCGGCGGAGGGCCTGGTCTACGAAGGATGGGATCGGCAGAGGCACGTGCTCCCTCCGCAGCAACTCCCGCCGACCTGGCCGCGTTACTGGTGCGTGGACTTCGGCTACACGAACCCGTTTGTGTGGCAGCAATGGGCGTTAGATCCGGACGGGCGCCTCTACCTGGAGCGGGAGATCTACCGCACGCAGACGCTGGTTGAAGACCACTGCGCGGCGATAAGGCGTTCGGCGTTCGGCGTTGGGCGTTCGGATCCGGACGGCCCGGCCCCTAACGCCGAATGCCTAAGGCCGAGGGCCGTCGTGTGCGACCATGACGCCGAGGGGCGCGGCACCCTCGAGCGGCATCTGGGGGTGACGACCACGCCGGCCTTTAAGGACGTGGCCGAGGGCATCCAGGCAGTTCAGCAGCGGCTGCGCACGCAGGCCGACGGACGGCCGCGGCTCTTCGTGCTGGCGGACGCGCTCGCCCTGCGGGACGGGGCGCTGGTGGAGGCGAAGCGGCCCGCTTGCACGCAGGAAGAGTTCGATTCGTACGCATGGCCGAAAGGCGCGGACGGGAAGCCGATGCGCGAGGAGCCGGTGAAGAGCGACGATCATGGACTCGACGCCCTGCGCTACCTGGTATGTCACGTCGATGAGGTGGGCGTGAAGAAAGCGAGGTTTTTCTTTTGATGAGCGAGCTGGAATACATCCGCCTCAAGGCGCGGGAAGATCGGCGCGGAGTGATCGTCGATGAGAACAGGACGCTGCATATTCTCGCTTCCAACGGCTATGCGCATTGTATGCAGCCGCATCCGAAGAGGAAGCAAATGCACGCCGGAGACGGCCGCTGCGAAGTGTTGAATGCAGTTCCGAACGGCGCAAAGGTCTGCGGCGGGTGCGCGATGCTTGGCGCCGCCCGCGAGAAGCGGGATCTCATTGCTGTCGCATGCAAGCGCAGAGAAGATGAGTCGGCGATGGTTCGGTATGTCGCCGGTGCCCGCAGCGGCTCGCGAGCGGGGCCGGTGCTCAGGGAGCTTCGCAAAGCATGAGACGCAATGCTCTCACGCCTCCGCGCGCCGGCTTCCTCGAGCGCTTCAGCTATGCGATCAAGCAGGCGCGGGTGCTGTTCCAGGGCTACGGCGGGCAGCTCGGGGCGGGGGGCTGGGGCTGGGGCTCCGGGCTCTGGCCGTACGTCCAGCCCGGCTCCCGGACCGATTGGGATACCCTGGCCGGCGAGACGTGGCGCAACGAGGTCGTCAGTATCTGCCTGGGGTGGATCGGCGACAACTACTGTCAGCCGGAGTTCGAGGTCGCGGAGCGGAAAGGCTCGGTGTGGGAGCCCATCGAAGACCACCCGCTAACGAAGCTGATCAACCGGCCCAATCCCTTCTACGGCGCTTCGGCCATGTGGCAGGCGATCGTCACCTCGGAAGCCGTCAGCGGCAACGGCTATCTCCTGAAGGCGCGCCCGGAGCCGGGCTGGGGGCAGCCGCTCGAACTCTGGTACCTGCCGCACTGGCAGGTGATTCCGCAGTGGGGCAGCGACGGTAAGAGCTTCATCACGCACTACATCTACCGCGTGCCGGGCCAGGGCGACCAGGTCCTCCAGGTGGAGGACGTGATCCACTTCCGGCGCGGCCTGAACCTCTACAACTACCGCTCCGGTGACCCGCCGCTCGGGCCGATGAGCCGCGAGATCTGCGCCGATAACGAGGCGACGGGCTACGTAGCGGCGATTCTCTCCAACGCCGGCGTGCCGAACGTGGCGATCAGCGCGGGCGGCGATAACGTCATCATCCCCGAGGACGAGGCGCAGAAGCTTCAGCAGCAGTTCAGCGCGAAGTTCGGCGGCGACAACAGGGGGCGGGCGCTGGTGTGCACCAGGTCCATGAAGGTCGAGCCGTTCCAGTGGAGCCCCGAGGAGCTCGCGCTCGACAAGCTGCCGCAGCGAGCCGAGGCGCGCCTCTGCGCGGCCCTGCGCGTGCCGGCGATGGTGGTGGGGCTGAACGTGGGCGATACGCAGAGGACGTACGCCAACATGGGCGAGGCGCGGCAGATGGCCTATGAGGACTGCCTGATGCCGCTCCAGGCGCGCCACTGCGAGACGCTGGACATGTTCCTCTTGCCCGACCTGGGCGACCCCGAGAAAGAGCACTGCCAGTACAACTACGAGAACGTGCGCGCCCTGGCCGAGGACGAGGACGCGAAGAGCGCGCGGGCGGTGAGCCAGTTCGGCGGCGGCATCATCACGCGGGCCCAGGCGCTGGCCATGGTGGGGCGCGAGAGCGGGCCGGAGGACGAGGTGTACTTTGTGCCCCACGGCGGCGAACTTTTACCTGCCGAGCAAGCAGGGGTCAGCGCGCTCCGCGCGCGCGCCGAACAGGCCCAACAGCAAGCACAAACCCGCGGCCCGGCGCTTGAAGGGCCGCAGTCCGGTGCCGAGAGCCAGGGCGACCGGATTGCGACCGCTTCGCAGCTCAACGGCAATCGAACCGCATCGGGCGGGTAAGGGCATCATGCACCGACCACCCGCGATCCAGCCGGGTCTGAATGGCCGTATAAGTGATGCCGGTTTCATCGGCCCATGCGCTCATGGGTTGGGTGCGTCCATTGAAGGTCAGCAACCGGTTCGAACGGCGATTTCGGCTTTGTGCCCGCCTTGTCGCCCATTTACAGTTCGACGGCCGGTAGTCCCCGTCGTTGTCGATCCGCTCCAGCGTGTGATCGGGGCTGGGGCGTGGTCCCATGTCAGCGACGAACTGCCAGAACTGTTCCCATTCGGGGCATACTTTGATGCCCCTGCCCCCGTAATGCCGATAAGCGCCGGCAGACGGGTTGTTGCACCGCTGCCTCATGCCGTTCCAAATGGCGTATTCAGGCATCCGCTTACGCACGCCGAGGGGCGCGCGTGCGCGACAGGCGCATTGCGGCGAGCAAAACCGGCAGGGGCTTTCAATGAGTCTGGAGGCTGTAATCCGGAACTCCGCGCCGCAACATTCGCAGCGACGAAGGACCTTTGGCCTCCGATTAGGGCCGGCGCATTGAGGCGAGCACCAGCGGCAGGACCGTCTTAGAATGGCGGACGGCTTGACCGAAAACGGCTTGCCGCACGCTTCGCAGATCCGAGGGACACGGCGTGGAACACAGCGACCGGTGGTATAGTGATTTGGCATCGAAAGCTCACTCCTTTCGTTGTCGGGGAGGGCTGCGTTCCCGCGCGGCCCTCTCGTTATTGTATCGCTTCGTGCCGCATGGCGGCGAGCTGGTGCCGAAGGAGCACGCGGGGGCGCAGATGCTGGCGCAGCAGGCGGAGCAGAAGCAGCAGTTCGCGCAGCAGGGACTGCAGGCGCTGCAGCAGGGCGCTGCACCGGAGAGCAGCGGGGACGCGGGGGCAGGTGCCCTTCAGGGCGGCGCGGCGCTGCAGCCGAATGGAAACGGGAGGATGGCCGCATGAGGAAGAGCGAACCGACCACACAGAGAGTCGAGGCGCGGGACGGAACCGTCGATGCTGCGCGGTTTGACCGGCTCCGCGATTGGGCCGAGCGTGCCCGGCTGGTCGTCTACGATTATCGCCGCAGCTGCGGCACGGACCGCCGCAACCACGAGCTGGCCGAAAGCCTGGACAGCCGGGCGCTGCAGGTCATGCTGGACTGGCAGGAGTGGTAATGTTCTGGCTCGGCTTCATCGCGGGCGTGCTCGTCTTCACGGCCCTCTGGCGCGTGCTGATCGCGCTGGCGTCCCACTGGTGGCCGGCGCCCGAGGACGACGAGATCACGCGCAGCTGGAGCGGGGACGATGCGGCGATGAGGGAGCCCGGAGACCCCCGAGGTCGCCCCATCGGCGAGATTTTCAAGGCATGAAGCGATGACCTTGGGATGAGTTTGGGATGAGACTGCTTCTCCAGGACCTGCGCCTGTTGCGCAAGATGGCGCGGCGGAGGCGCGTCTCGCCGCTGGTGCTGATCTCGCAGCTCGTGCGCGAGGAGGCTTCTCGGACAAAGGTGCGGGAGGACCGGGAGCGCGCCGACAGGCGGATGCCGGGAGCGGTCAGGCGGGGATGAAGATATTCCAGCTCTGGCAGTATGCGCTGGTGATCTCCGTCGTGTGGGCGACCTGGGCCTTCTCGCAGCACGAGGTGGACTGGCCTTCGTTCGGGGCCGGCCTCGCGGTGGGCGCGACGATGATGGTGGTCCTGGTCCATTGGGCCGTCAGCCCGCCGAAGGATGATTAAGGGATGACTTTGGGATGAAACCTTACGTCCCCGGCGTCGTGATCATCCTGGTGGGCATCGTGCTCTTCTGGGCGAGCGGACGGCCGCGGATCTCGGAGCGGGCGCGGATGTTCCTCGAGGGGCAGGCGACGGTGGCGCTGCCGGCGGGCCTCGCGGCCCTCGGCGTGGGGGCGTGGAGCGCGAAGCGGAACGGGAATGGGACAGGGCGCGGGTAGGGCTCCCATCGCCCGCGTCGCGGGCACCCGACGCGTCCGAATGGGAGCCCTGGGAGTGCACCAGGATGCAAGTGCTGGTGATTAACTGTTCAGCGCCCCATTACAATCTGGGCGCGGCGAAGCTGGCCGACTGGCAGCGCGATGAGGGGCATGCCGTGACCGAGTGGCAGGGCGACCCGGGGCTGTTTGCCGGCGGATATGACCGCGTTTGCCTCTCGGTGATCTTCTCCTGGCACGCCCCGATCGCGGCGCGGATCGCGCGACGAGTGAAGGGGCACGCCGAGGTCTGGTGCGGAGGGCCGGGGTTGTTTGCCCTCTCGCGCTGGTGGCAGGAACAGACGGGGTCAGACGCGGAGCGCGGTCTCGACTGGCGCTTCGAGCGGCAGCGGGGGACCTACGGCGCATGCTTCGCCTCGCGCGGCTGCCCGGTCGGCTGTTATTTCTGCATCGTCCCCAAGGTCGAGGGAAAGGAGTTCACCCTCGATTGGGATTTCCGGCCGGCCCCCGTTCTCTGCGACAATAACCTCTCCGCCCTGCCCGTAGAGTTCCAGGATCACGTTATCCGACGCTATCGGGAGACAGAGACCCGGCTCCTGGACGCGAATTCGGGCTTCGAGCCCCGTACGTTCGATGAGGGCACCTACCGGCGCTGGAAGCCTGTCCTGTGCGGCCCGTGGCGCTTCGCGTTCGATGAGATGGCCGAGGCGGGGGACGTGGCCCGCATGGCGCGGATCCTCCGAGTGGAGCCCGGGCGAAAGAAGCGAGTGTACGTCCTGATCGGCAACGAGCCGCCTGAGCAATGCATCGAGCGAGTGAGGATGGTGCTGGAATGGGGATGTGAGCCGTACTGCCAGCCGCTCCTGCCGCTCAGCGCACTTTCGAGGCAGGCGGTCAAAGTGGCTTATGGATGGACCGCAGCGCATTTGCGAGATCTCGCGCGCTATACCAATCGTTTCCTCTGGCGCTCGGTGCGCCTCGATGAGTACCGTCCGCGAGGGGACGAGCCCCCGCCGTTCGGGACGAGGGGATTAAGGATGGCGATTGCCTGATGCAAAAGGCTCCTGGTGACCGCTGGCCGGCGGCCTCGCGCGGCCTGACCATCGAGCTCTTGCCCGGCGTCCACCAGGCGGGGGAGCTGGAGGGCCTGCCCGACATGACGATCCAGGGCGGTGAGGGCGTCGTTATCGAGGGATCGATCCGGCCCTCGGGCGGGGAGCCGGAGTGCTCGCTGCGCATCCATGACGGCGCGCACCGGCTGCGGATTATCGGGCCGCTGGAGCTGCGGCAGAGCGAGGGGCGGGGCCTGCGGATCACGGCGGCCTCGGCGATCGCCCTTTCGGATATCTACACGCACCATAACCGCATCGAGGGCATCATCACCGGCGGCTGCCCCGGCGCGGTCTACGAAAATATCCGCGCGGCGGAGAGCCGCGCGCCGGCCGCGGGCTACACCGAGGACCAGCTGCACGGCCTCTACCTCTCCGGCGACGCCTCGGGCTCGACGGTGACGGGCCTGTCGGTCACCAGCGTGACCGGCTCGGGCCTGCAATGCAACGGCGCCGGGATGAATGCGATCATCCGGAACCTCTCGGCCTCGCAGATGGAATTCATTCATTGCGGCAGCGGGGGGACGCCGCCGATCTCGCTCATGGCGGTGCAGGACAGTGTCATCGAGCAGTTCTGCGCGGACTGGACGGCGGGCGATCGGTGGGCGGTCTGTTTCGACGACTTCAAGGGCCCGAAGTACGCCTGCCGGAACGTGACCTTCCGCGATTACACCGTGCCACCCGGAACGGAATGCGCGGTCGAGGGCGGCAGCACTGGCATCACCCGGGACCCGGGGGATGGCTGGAGCCCGGAGCAGCCGCCGCCGGAGCCGGAGCCGGAGCCGGAGCCGGAGCCACCCTACGACTCGCAGCCGGACCTCGAAACCATCCGGCGCGCCGAGGGCGTCATGGCGATCGAGCTCCGCAACATCAGCGATGCGCGGGCGCGGCTCGAGGCGGGGCTGGCGGGAGGGTGATGGAAGTAAGGTGGAAGTATGGCCTTCGAGGTGAACAACCAGGTGATCCGTGACGCCGTGGCGCGGCTGGGCTGGCCGGCGCCGGCGTCGGGCGCGCTCTCGCTCCTGGGCGTGCGGGGGGCGGTACCGTGGGCCGATGCGCCCGAGGACGGGAAGTACTACCTCTCGCTCCAACCCAACACGCCGGACCAATGGAACGACACGATCGGCTTCTTCGGGACGGAGTTCGGCATCTGGCTCGGCACGGTGGACCCGGGCCTCCCCTACACAACAGACCCGCTCCACGCGGCCGGCTGCGCGCATCTCCAGAACGGCGTCTGGCAGTTCACGCTCGGGAGCCACAAGGGGCATGAGGCGCTGGTCCAGGCGGCGCCGGTCACCATCACGCGCGACGCGGACCGCGACGCCTCGCCGGAGCGGCACGAGCTGGTGGAGACGGGCTACTTCGGCATCAACATTCACGCCTCGGGCGACAGCGCGACGGTGGGCGAGTACAGCGCCGGCTGCCAGGTGATCCGGGGCGGCTGGTCCTCCGGGGCGTGGGAGACCTTCCTCGAAACCGTGAAGGCCAGCGCCCGGGGCGTCTGGCCGTACTACCTGATGGACGGCGCGGAGCTGGCGCCGGCTGAATAGCGATGGCCTATCAACCGATCCGCGATGACGGCGATGAGGGCCGGGGACATATCCGCTTCGAGTTCGACGCCGAGCGGGGCCTGATCCGGCATCGCCATCATCGCGGGACGCAGAAGGAGTATCGAATCGAGGCGAAGAAAGAGGGGTACGACCTGAAGCCGGTTGACGTTTCGCGATCGCCTGAAGTAAAATCCGGGTGATCGGCCCGTAGTTCCGTTCACTAACTCCATACAGAGCGCAGAGAGCGCCCCGATTCTCCCCGCGAGGGGAGAGCTGGGGCGCTTTGCCTTTTTCAGGCCAATGGCGACCACCGAAAAGCCGTACGGGGACGTTTCCTACGCGGACCCGGGTTATCGGGACGGGCAGAAGCGCTACCCGGTCGACACGGAAGCCCACTGCCGGGCCGCGTGGAGTTACATCCACCAGGCCGACAACCGGCGCTTCTACACCGCCGAGCAGCTCTCGGCCATCGAGGGCCGGATCAAGGCTGCCGGCAAGAAGTACGGCATCGAGTTCGAGGGCAGCGCAAAATCCGATTACCTGATCACCCTCGGCCCGGCCGTGAAGGCGATGGGCGACGGGAAGGTGAGCGGCTACCTGGTCACCTGGGGCAGCGAAGCGACGAAAGACGCCGAAGGGGAATGGTTTACGCCCGAGACGGACTTCGATGCCGAGTTCCCAGCGCGGGCCTCGGTCTACTACCATCACGGCCAGGACCCGGCCATCGGGCGCCGGCGCCTCACGCACGGCGCGATGGAGGCCGATGAGTTCGGGGTCCGGATCGATGCGCAGCTCGATATGCGCGACCCCTCCCAGGCGGCCGTTTACCGGAAGGTGGAAAAGGGCGAGCTGGGCTGGAGCAGCGGCTCGCTCTCGCATATCACCATTCCGCCCAGGGAGAGCCCCGGCGGCGCGATCCGGCAGTGGCCGCTGGGGCATGATGCCTCCCTGACCTGGATTCCCTCCGATCGCCGGAACGTCGCCGTGGCCGTGAAGTCCGCCCTCCTGCCGCCGGTCTTGGCCCCGCTGACGGAGGAGGGAATCCGCTCCGCCCCGGGCTCCCATCGAGACGAGTCTCGATGGGGACCCTCGCTCGCGGAGAATACCGATCGCTGGATGGACGACGGGATGTACGTCCTCTCCGGCTACAGCGCCGTGGCCGCCAAAGCGGGCCGCAAGCTTTCGAGCGCGCGGCGCGAGCGCCTGATGCAGATGCGGCAGATGATTGAAGACCTGCTCTCCGAGACCGAACCGCGGGAAGCGGCGGCGGCCCTGGAGGGTTCCCCCTCTCCCGGGATGGGCGAAGGGGCCGGGGGCGAGGGGCCGGCGGCAGCCTCGAGGGCGCTCGAACTGCCGATCACGAGCCTTCCCGACCTCCACGACCTTTATACGGCGGCGGTACGGCAATATCGGGCTCCCATTGACGGGTTGGTGGGGAACGGTTACGCCGGCGCAGCCCCCATCCCAACGGGAGGTTAACTTTATGCCTGAACCCCCAGCATTGAAAGCCGCCGCCGACGTGCGGCGGGAGGTGGAAGAGGCGAGCCGGACGCTGGAAAACAAGCAGAACCAGCTGCTCGCTCTCATGCGCGGCACGCGCTCCGACACGGGCGAGCGCGTCGTGCTGCCGCACCAGGCGGACGCGATCAAGAGCCTCGAGGCCGAGTGCGTCACCCTTACCGACAAGGTCAACGCGCTCAAGCTCGACTTCATCCAGATCAAGACCGAAGAGGACCTGAACCGGCGCAGCGCCGAGTACCGGCCCGCGATGCAGTTCAGCGGCCAGAGCGTGACCGCTCCCGACGGCGCCCCCGGGCCGGCCATCGAGGCGGCGAAGGGGATCCAGAACCTGCCCTCGACCCTGGGTGAGGCGTTCATCCAGAGCGAGGGATACCGGCGCTGGACGCACGGCTCGCAGGGCCAGCTCGCGCATACGGAGGTGCCGGCCCCGAACGTGAAGGTCTACGCCCTCAAGGCGGCCCAGGAAGAGGCCATGAAGGCCACCCTGGGCTCGGCGGGGCTGACCTCGATTGAAAAGTTCCCGACCGTCATCCAGCTCGGGCAACAGCAGCTCACGGTAGCGGACCTGTTCGCGAACGGGCAGACGAACAACACGACGATCCGCTACCTCCAGGAGGTGACGTTCACCAACACCGCCGCGACGGTGGCGGAGGCGGGCCAGAAGCCGGAGGCGACCTGGAACCTGGCCGAAGTGGACTCGCTGGTGAAGAAGATCGCCTGGCTGGCGAGGACGACCTCCGAGATGTTCGAGGACTACCCGGCGGTCCGGGACTACATCAACTCCCGGCTCCCGTTCGGCGTGCGGCAGCGCGAGGAGTTCCAGCTCCTGTCGGGCGACGGCACGGGCGCCAACCTGCTCGGGGTGCTGAACGTCTCCGGCATCCTCACCCAGGCGAAGGGGGCCGATACCAACGTCGATGCCCTCTACAAGGCGATCACCAAGGTCCGGACCCAGGGGTTCTGGGAGCCGGATGCGATCGTGATCGACCCCACGAACTGGACGCCGATCCGGCTGCTCAAGTCCACGATCGGCGATTACGTCTGGGGGCCGCCCTCGATGCCGGGGCCGGAGACGATCTTCGGCAAGCGGGTCGTTATTACGGTCAACATGGGCCTTTCGGCGGCCAACACGGCCATCGTGGGCGCCTGGAACCTGGGCGGCACGGTGTTCTACCGGCACGGGGTCCGTGTCGAGGCGACCAACTCGGATGCCAGTGATTTTCAGTTCAACCGGATCGCGATCAGAGCGGAGCAGCGGGAAGCGCTGGCCGTGTGGAGGCCGAAGGCTTTCTGCACCGTCACCGGGATGGACGTCTAGGCGGGAGCGGTGGGAGCGCCGGGCGCGCGCGTGCCGTCCGGTGCTCCCACTCTCCAGGAGGGTTTCGCGATGGCCTACGAGAGTTACGGGAAAGGCGTTTATGGCACGCGGCTGAACGCGGGGCCGCCCTCCGCGGGCACGAACGAGGTGCAGACGCTCACCTTCGGCGGCACGTGGGCGGGCGGCGACACGTTCCGGCTCTCCTATGAGGGGCGGCTGACGGCGGTCCTCTCGTGGTCGGCGGTGAATGCCACCCTGCTGGCCGCGATCCAGGCCGGCCTGGACGCCATCACCGGCACGAGCTGGATCGTGGCCACGGCCGGGACGCTCACGACCGGTCTCGGGACCGTGCTGCTCACCTTCAGCGGCGGCGACGTGAGCCACCGGAACGTGAACAATGTCGCCGTACCCAACATCACCAGCGCGGCGGGCACCCTGACCAATGCCGAGACGACCCCGGGCGTGACGGCGACGGCGCGGGACGCGCAGCCGGGCACCACGGTGCTCGATACCACCAACAGCAAGCTCTACATCAATACCGGCCCGCAGGGAGCGCCGGTATGGACCGTGGTGGGGGCGCAGAGCTAGCCATGAAGATCACGCGCTCCGAAGGACCGGGAGGCGCCCTCACCGCTGACTGCGACCTCTTCTCCACCCTGGATGGCCGCGTCGTCAAGGGCGACGATCCGGAGGCGAACGCGCTGATCGCGCGCGCGGGCCTGCCCATACCGGACGGGCTCGCCTCTGCCCTCGGCATCCAGGAGAGCGCGAAGGCGAAGGAGCCCAGGGGCGCCCCCAGGGAAGACGACGAGACGAAGGCCCGCAAATAGGAACCGCCCCCGATGGCCTTCCCCGTCACGCTGCGCCGCCTCTCGCAGATCCAGCAGGAGCCGGGCGGCGGCAATACGCTGAACGGCACCTCCGCGACCCTGCCGGCGACCACCATCGGCGGCGACGCGGTGGTGTCCGGGCAGTTGACGGTCGGCGCCACCCTGCATGGCCAGAACGGAACCTTCAGCGGGTCGGTCCAGGCCGCCGGCTATATCGGTCTACCGACAAACGTCGTCTCGGCGCCGATGGGGCTCGGCCCGGGCACCGCGCCGCCGCTGCGCAATCTCGACGTGGGCGACCCCACCAACCCGCAGCTGCGCCTGACGAACGCCGCCAGCAACTGGTACGCGGACTTCCAGGCCGACGGCAGCGGCAACCTCCGGATCATGCCGTCGGGCCGCTTCGTCGGCATCGACACCGCCGTGAGCCCCGCGAGGGCGCTGGAGGTGCTGGACGCCTCGGCGGCGCAGCTGCGCCTCACGCAGCTGGCGGGAACGCAGTACACGGACCTCCAGACGACGACCAGCGGCTACCTCGGGCTTCTCCCTTCCGGCAACCGGGTGGGGATAAACACCGGCACGCCGACGGCGATCCTGCACATCGTCAGCCCCAAGCCGGCGACCCTCGCCACTACCCCGGCAACGGACGGGACGACCACCTTCGCCTCGTCCGGTGCGCCGGGGGGCGACACGTCGATCTCGCCGGGACCGGGCGCAGGCGGCAAGGGCGGTTCGGTGAATATCGCCGCCGGCTCGGGCGGGACGGCGCCCTCCGCCACGGCGGGCTGCACCGGGGGAAACGGCGCGAACACGACCCTCACCGCCGGCCTCGGCGGCAATGCGGCGGCCGGGACGACCGGCGCGAACCAGGGCGGCGCCGGCGGAAACATCACCACCAACGCCGGGTCGGGCGGCGCGGCCTCGGGGACGACCACGGCGGCCAATACCGGCGGCACGGGGGGCGCTTACGCCATCTCGGCGGGCAACGGCGGGGCCGCGAGCAACGGCGCGACGAACGCCCACGGCAACGGCGGCTCCATCTCCTACAACGGCGGCAACGGGCCGACGGCCCCGGCGGGAACCTCCGGCGGCAACGGCGGCTCGGCGACCTTCCGGAGCGGCAACGGCGGCGCGGCGCCGGGGGCGATCGGCGGCAACGTCAACATCATCTCGGGGAGCGGCGGGACCGCCGTCGGAGGCGGCTCGGGCGGCGCGATCCTGATCACCGCCGGGGATGCGGGCGGCGACAACTCGGCCAACTGCAACGGTGGGCTGATCACCATCAAGTGCGGCCAGAGCCGGGGGGCCCTGGCGGGCGGCGCCTTCAGCGCCCAGGGCGGCATCGGCTCGGTCGGCGCGGCGACCACCGGGGCGATCGGCGGCGCTTCCGGCCTGGTGGGCGGCGCGGGCGGCGCGAACAACACCGGCGGGACCGGCGGCGCGGC